AAAGGCGGGATTACTTAGAATTTGAATACAGAGCAGTTAAGGCTGAACTCAAGGCAACACACGAAGAATACATAAAAGCCCTTAAAAAGGCAATTAAGGAGGTCTGAGGATATGTTCTGTGTTAGAGAAGATGAAGAGTGGTTCTGTGTGCAAGACGATGAGTACCTAAAGTATATAGACCAACATAAAAAGGTAAACAAGACGACAAACGAGAAAGTAGACTACATCGTTAATAATGGTGTACAATATAACAAAGACCCAATTACGGGTAAATTTAAGGAGAAAGTATAATGCGCTGCAAAATTTGCGACCAACTATTAAATGAATGGGAATCAGTACGTAAAGACCCTATGACAGGTGAATATTTAGACACTTGTGGCTATTGTCACACTATGTCTAAGCCCGAAGTGATAGATAAAGTGGAGGAAGAAGATGGATATTTGGCTAATTTTACACATAGCGATAAATCTTTTACTGCTGTAGTAGAGTGAGGTAAAAATAAATATTATAATTTTATTGACATAACTAAAAATATATGATATAATATTACTATAGTTCACTTTAAAGTTAAGACCTAAAGTTAATCATTATAATGATACACCTAAAGTCAATAACTAAGGTGCACTATAGACTCAAAGACTACTCTAAGATACACTATAGAGGGTGTCTTTGATAATAACAATAATAATAACAATAAGGAGAATCAATTATGATTACAAAAGGCGAAGCACTATATGTTTACTTAGACTCAACAGAGAAGTACAATGGCGATGATACGGGCAAGTATACCCTAACTGTAGGGGTGTCTAACGAAGATGCAGAGAAGTTAGTTAAGGGAGGTGTTAAAGTACGAACCATTAAGCACCCAGAAACAGGTAAGGATGTCAAGGTAAGAAAATTCTCGACTCAGTACAAGTTAGATGATGATATGATTAAGACACAGAGTGGTGATGTCATTGGCTCTAACTTTGGTAGAGGTTCAAATGTAGAGGTCTTATGGAAGACTGGTAAAGAGCACCCAACACACGGTGTAGCGACTTACCTAACTGCTGTAAGAGTTGCAGATGCCCACACCCCAGGGTTCAAAGGTGCTGATGATGAACTTAATGAGTTCTTTGGTTAGTCTTTAGTTATATAACAATGTCATCGGATTTTACTAAGCACGAAGAGTGCCCACAATGTGGAAGTAAGGATAATCTGGCGGTATATTCTGATGGTCACGGCTATTGTTTTGGCTGTGGCTATTGGAGTCCACCTACAGAGGACAATATAACAAGAGAGGAACAACATAATATGACGGAGAGGACACAACAAGTTCACACTAAGGGTTTTCTAGGGGCTTTACCCGAGAGAAACATTAGTAAGAACATTGCTGCTAAATACGGAGTGCGTATCTCACACGGAGAGAATGGAAAGGTCAATAAACACTATTACCCTTACTATGACGCAAAAACAAGTGATTTAGTTGGATATAAAGAGAGAGATGTATTAAATAAGAACTTCGGTATCAATGGTACTAACAAAGGTGCTGGACTGTTCGGACAGAATATCTTTAAGGAGGGAGGTAAGTATCTAACTATCACTGAGGGAGAACTAGATGCTCTATCAGTATCAGAGATGTTCGGAGGTAAGTGGGCTGTAGTATCGCTTAAGAATGGTGCTAGTGGTGCACTAAGGGACATTAAGGATAACTTAGATTACATTGAGTCATTTGATAATGTAGTCTTATGTTTCGACCAAGATGAAGCAGGTAAGGATGCTGAGAAAGCCGTAAGGGATGTCATTAGTCCTAATAAGTTACGTATCTGTACGTTACCTATGAAAGATGCTAGTGATATGCTTATGGGAGGTAAGGTTAAAGACTTTACTGAGGCTTGGTGGAATGCTAAAGGCTATACACCCGCAGGTATCATTAAAGGTGAAGACACTTGGGAACACTTACAGAAAGATAACGACATTAGGACTGTAATGTATCCTTGGCACGCACTCAATGAGTTAACTTATGGTTTCAGACAGAAGGAGTTAGTGACTATTACCTCTGGTAGCGGTATGGGTAAGTCTAGTGTGGTAAAAGAACTAGAGGCTCATATCTTAAATGAAACCGATGATAGTCTAGCAATCATCCATTTAGAGGAGTCAGTAGATAGGTCAGTTAAAGGTTTGATGTCTATTGAGGCTAATTTACCTATTCATATCCCTAAATATGAGGAGCTATTATCTGAGGATGAGAAGTATGCCTTATGGAAGAAGTCAGTAGGCGATAAGAATGTATTCTTTTATGACCACTTCGGCAGTATGTCAGAGGATAGTCTATTGTCAGTCATCAGAACTTATGCTAAGTCTTTTGATTGTAAGTGGATTGTCTTAGACCACCTATCTATCGTAGTCAGCGACCAAGAAGGCGGACTGGATGAACGTAAGCAGATTGACGCTATTATGACTAAGTTACGTAAGATTGTACAGGAGACAGGAGTAGGCTTATTCCTTATCTCTCATCTTAAGCGACCTATGGGTAAGGCTCACGAAGAAGGAGGTCAAGTATCACTATCAGAACTAAGAGGTAGTGCTGCGATTGCTCAACTGAGTGATATGGTGATTGGCTTGGAGCGTAACCAACAAGCAGAAGAGGAATCAGATAGGAATACAACTACATTACGTATCGTTAAGAATAGGTTCTGTGGTCTAACAGGTAAAGCAGGTCAGTTACTATATAATAAAGAAACTGGTAGGCTTAAGGAGGTTTAAGTGCAGACGGTAGCATACTTTGATATCGAGACAGACGGCATTGATGCAACTAAGGTACATTGCATCTGTGCTATGACAAATAAAGAGGAGGAAGTATATGACTTCATTGGAGAAAATTCAATTGCTAAATTCAAAGAGTGGTTGGTTGACAGAGATATACGTGTTCTTAGTGGACACGGTATTATTAATTTCGACCTTCCTGTTCTCAATAACCTTGGTGATTTTACTTGGGATTACACTATACGAGATACTTTGGTCTTATCCAGATTGGCTAATCCATCAGTTGAAGGTGGTCATTCCCTAAAAGCTTGGGGTGAACGCATAGGTAACTATAAGGATGATTATGACGGAGGTTGGGAGTTCTTTAGTGATGATATGTTGTTCTATTGTAGACAAGATGTAAGGGTCACTAAAGATGTCTATCGTAGACTAGGCGTACAGTTAGAGGGCTTCGATGAGCAGAGTATTGAACTAGAACACATAGTAGCTACTATCATTCGGGAACAAGAGAAAACTGGTGTACTCTTCGATGAACGTAAAGCCTTCGAGCTTATGGCTGAACTCAAGGAGCAAGTAGTGAATATTGAGATTAAAGTTAGGGATGTCTTTAAACCCCTACCTACTTGGGTATCACTTAATGTACTTAAGAATCCTAATAAGAAAGATGGTACACCTTCTATGGCATATCAGAAACAACTTGACAAGGGTGCTCATTATGACAAAGACGGTGACTGGGGATACATAGACTATCCAGAGTTCAATTTAGGCTCACGACAGCAGATTGCTAGGTACTTAATGCACTTCGGTTGGCAACCACAAGAGTACACAGAGAAAGGCTCTGTAATCGTAAATGAGAAGGTCTTAGAGGATGTAGATATTCCAGAGGCTCAGATGATTATGGAGTACCTAACTCTACAGAAGCGAGTATCTATGGTTAAATCTTGGATTGAAGCTATAGACGAGAGAGACGGGAGGATTCACGGCAGAGTTAATAGTAATGGTGCAGTGACTGGTAGGATGACACACAGTAAGCCTAACTTAGCTCAAGTTCCAGCAGTGTACTCAGTGTACGGTAAGGAGTGTAGAGAACTATGGACTGTACCTAAGGGATATAAGTTAGTAGGTTGTGACGCTAGTGGTCTTGAGTTAAGAATGCTGGCACATTATATGGATGATAAAGATTATACAGAGGAGATACTAAATGGAGATATTCATACAGCAAACCAAGTGGCTGCAGGACTTCAATCAAGAGATTCAGCAAAAACTTTTATATATGCCTTCCTCTACGGAGCTGGAGACGGTAAAATCGGAGAAATCGTTGGAGGAACTTCGGCAGCAGGTAAGAAACTTAAAGCAAACTTCCTTGCTAATACGCCTGCACTTGGAGCACTACGAAAGAGAATTGACGGAGAGAGTTCAAAAGGCTGGCTTAAAGGTCTAGATGGAAGAAAGTTATGGGTTAGGTCACAACATTCAGCACTAAATGTACTATTACAGTCAGCAGGTGCAATTGTTATGAAACAAGCCTTGCTTTTATTGGAAAAGTATGGTACAATATATAGTATAGATTACAAATTCTTACTTAATGTCCACGATGAGTTTCAAGTGGAGGTGCGTGAGGACCAAGCAGAACAATTTGGTAGGCTAGCGGTCGATTGCATCAAGAGAGCAGGTACGGATTTAGGTTTAAAATGCCCATTAGATGGGGAGTATAAAGTAGGTGAAAACTGGTCTCAGACTCACTAAGGAGAAACGAATGAAAACAATTGAAACATTAGTAGAAGATGTCTATCATTTGATGGATAAGAAAGAGATTGGTGAAGGTGTAAACATCGAGAAAGTAGTAGAAGACTTCGGTGAGAACGTAAAGAACATCTTAATC